TAACTAGCGGCCCTGCTAGACTAACCCAACTGCGGCTACCCCACTGAGGCCCCGCAAGGAGGAAAAATGACTACCCAAGAACAGGAAACTCTAGGCCCTTATCGTGGCAGCTATCGTGCAGACGTTTACAAGGACGATACCCCAAGCGAAGAGGCTACCCTAGAAGAAGGTGAAACTGAAGACGAGGTTATGGATGATGAAACTATTTCCGTCTCTACAGAGGTAAAGACGGAAGAGCATGACTACAAGAAACGCTACGATGATCTCAAGAAGCACTACGACTCCAAACTCCATGAATGGAAGATGGAACGTGAAACGCTTCTTACTCAACCTCAACAGGAGGAAGAGTATGAGGACGATGCAGACATTGCATCTTTCAAAGAGAACTATCCTGACGTTTACAATGTAGTAGAAAGCCTAGCTTCTAAAAATGCTACAAAAGAAGTTCAAGAACTTAAACAAGAGATTGAGCGTCTTTCTAAAAAAGAAGAGCAGCTACAGGCTAAAAGTGCTTACCAAGAACTACTAGCCCTGCACCCAGACTTCTCTGATATCAAGAAGTCAGACCAGTTTAAAGAATGGTTGGGCAAGCAGCCACCTAGTATCGCGGATGGTATTACCAAAAATAACAGCGATGTTCAGTACGCTTCTCGCGTTCTAGATTTGTACAAAGCAGACACTGCTAGTACAAAGAAACCCAGAGGGCGTCCCTCTAAAAAACAGTTAGCTGCTGCTGCAGAGGCTGTTACTAGGACTACCCCTGTTAACGTCTCTACTAATAGCGATGCTAATAAAAAAGTATGGACGACCTCAGAGATACGTAAACTCAAACCGCATGAGTTTGACAAGCTTGAAGCAGAGCTTGATCAAGCAAACGCGGAGGGACGTATCGTAAATGGCTAGACTTATAGAGAAAGGTTAAGGAAATGGCTATTGGTGTATCCGCCGGATACGGTAATCTACCGTCCGGTAATTTCCAAGCCGAAATCTATAGCCAGAAGGTTCTTAAATTTTTCCGCCGTGCGTCAGTTGTTGAAGATATTACTAACACTGACTACGCCGGGGAGATTGAGAATTTTGGTGACACGGTTCGTATCATTAAAGAACCGACTGTCTCCATCTCAGCGTACACCCGTGGTGCTGTGGTTACTCCGCAGGACTTGGCTGACGATGAGATTACTCTGGAAGTAGATCAGGCTCAGGCGTTTGCGTTCAAAGTCGATGATATCGAAGAACGCCAATCGCATGTTAACTTTGAGGCGATGGCTACCTCTTCAGGTGCTTTCTCCTTGAAGCGTAACTACGACAAAAACGTGCTTCAGGCTATGCTTGATGGCGCGGGTATCAAAGGTGCCTCTGGTTCCGTCGAGACGGATTCCAATCTTGGTACTGGTGGTACTCCTGTTACTGTTGCAGGTTCTGATGCCGGTGATGACGTTGTAAACCTAATGGCTCTTATGGCTCGTAAGCTCGATGAGCAGGACGTTCCTGAAGAGAACCGTTGGTTTGTAGCGCCCCCGCGTGTCTATGAGAACCTGTACAAAGCAGGTGCAAAGATCGTTGAAGTTCAGGTTACGGGCGATGATGTTTCGCCGCTCCGTAATGGTCTGGTGACGAACCAGAAAATTATGGGCTTCACGCTCTACAAATCCAATGCTCTGCGGCAGTCGGCTGATGCTACGACGACCACGGACATGGTTTCGGTTTCCGGCGTTGGTTCTGGGGAGAACGTGGTTCTCGCTGGTCATATCTCCGCTTGTGCAACCGCTAACTCAATTGCCAAGACCGAAGTGATTCGCGACCCCGATTCGTTTGCTGACGTTGTTCGTGGTCTTCATGTGTATGGACGTAAAGTCCTGCGCCCTGAGTCGCTTGTTCTCGGCATTGTAGACTACAGCTAAGGGAGGGATGAATCATGGCTACTATTGATCGTACCATCAATGGCGGTGGAACCGTTGGTCATCCTTCACGGATGCCTACCCCTTATGTGGTCACTTCGCAGGTCCACGATACTGCCGATGGCGGTACAGGTGGAGATGTCGTCCAGTTGGTCGATGTTCCTGCGGATACCATGATTGTTGCTGGTGCGCTTGAAGTTCTTGAAGCGCGTGGTAACGGTCAGATCACGCTGGACGTTGGCTTTACTGGCGGTGACGTAGACTGTTTTGTTGACGGTTCTGCGCTTGCCGCTGGCTTTACGCCGTTCCTAGAAGCCGCCGTTGGCGCTTCTGGTTCCAACGCTCGTATTCTGACAAGTGCTGACACGATTGATGCCCTCATCCTTGATGGCGGCTCAACGGGTGAAAGTGCTTGCCGTTTCCGCATTCACGTTTGCATGGTTGACATTTCGCGCAACCCGCTTACGGAAGCGGCCACGGTGTCGTCGGGTACGTAATCGTACTAAAGGTTTCTGTGGGGTTCCTTTTAAAAACCCCACCCTTCTTGCTTTGATGTGAACTGACGGAGGTATTTATGTTTATCAAGCTATTGACTGAAGAAGAAG